CAAGCCCGTTCGCTTGAGTTCGTGGGGACACCGAGTCTCCACGTTCTTTCCTTTTCTTGGCCCACGGGCCAGTGGGAGCTGCATCCGGCTAATCGCGATGGCGGTAATGGGTGGTGATGTGATGACCACCGTTATGCGCTCGGCAGAGACCACAGTCAAGACACTCGGGGTCGACCGGCTCACATCAGGAGTCGGCAGTGTGATCCAAGAGACCATGACTGAAATCTCCGGCGCAATCGCTCACCCCATAGCGAGGCTCCATGGCTACGAGCACGCCCACCAGGGGGGTATCGTCTTCCCTGTGAAAGTGCTGTCGGATGCCCAACAAGCATTGAGGACCTGTACGTTCGATGACACTCGCACAACCATCACCGTCTTGGACCTGCGCAAGCAGATGGCGGTATTGGCTGCGGCATTTCAGACGACCTCCATGCCGTTGGAATCGACATTCTACATAGACGGCCATGTCGACGTACGACTGGCCGCCCCCGTTCCACTAAGAACCCCGACAACGGATCATTTCAAGCAGTGCGCCGGTAACATACCGTACGCCCCTTTGGACATGCTGGGTTATGCCCTCATGGACGCAGAGTCTCAAGCATCATCATTCCCGCCGGCGGCACCCGGCCTCATTCGCGACAGCGGCCTTAATTGGCTTTCTCATGATGACGAGGAAGTTTATTGGCAGCTGGACGAGCTAGAGGAGGAGCCACTCGAGCGTGAACCCGATAAGACCAACCAGTGGCTGAAGTCAGTCAAGATGATGTTTGGGTGCTGCGCCTCTGCTCCGGTTCAACTTGTTCGCGCAGCATGCGCCAGCAATTTGTTCATGGGCTCGCGGGACGCCACTAAGCGAGTACTTGGTGGCGCATCTGGCGCTTACAGGATCCGTATCGTTGATGCCCGTGTTCCGGCCTTGCTGCACAATAAGCTGGTCAGACTCGCTCAAGCTACCGTCTACGGTACCGAGAAGCGTGTTCCAGCGTACGTCTATGGCAAACCGGCAACTATGGTGAGTGCGTATGTTGAGGAGATGCGCGAGAAGAAGCAAGTTTTGCCTACTATGGCGGAAGAAGCTCTCATGGTGCAGATCCTCATGACGACATTGATGGCTCTTATTGTGGATGCTTCCTTAACCAAGGCCTCAACGCATGAGATCTTGGCTGTTAAATCCCACACCCCGTACGTGAAAGGCGGGAGTGACAAAACACCACTGTCGGACCTTGTTGACGATCATGCGGCGCTCATGAATGAGCGGTATGGCGAAATCGATTACGCCTTGCCCTTGCGGCCCGCAACAGAAGTCAGCGGGGAATTGCCCGATCAGGGGTTGGCCTTCATTGCCGAGGAAAATGAGTTCGACATCTGGGCTCAACGGGCACATGAGGTCAATGCCGGGGCTATCATCACGGGTCCTAATTTGTTCGGCAAGCCACCGCCGCTGGACACCAAACACCCCGTCTCGATGATATCCGGCGTCACACGTCACTTCTGCCATGTCACGGTATCTTTAGATGCCGGGGGTGCCGACGGAGATAAGAGGTACGATTTTAATCTCCGGAAAGGGCCCAAGGCTAACGACCTTACCGCCCTGCGCGCTGTTCTCAAGGACCTCGCGGCGCAGGAGATTAAGGCGGGTATGTGGTGCAGCTTGGACGGCGCGCTCAATCTCGTTATTGGCGAGAACGGGCCTGGATCCATGTCCATCGAGGCGTTCGAGAAGGCGTTGTACGACGACCACCTTCGTAGCGTCGCAGACGATGATGACTTGGCCACGTTCATGGGCAATTGTTTTAACAAGGCCGGCGAAGATGGCGAACGGGCTCGTTTCGTCACCATGCCCGGCGTGTCCGGCAAGGAAGCACTCCACCAGGCGCGCACCGCGCCAGTCACCAAATCCATGGAAGAGGTTCACAAAATCTCTTTCAACCACGCACACATCAAAGGATTAAGCGACTCTGCGAAAAGGGCAGCGTTCGGCGAGATGCTCGCCATGTGCCCCAAGAAGTGGGTAGGCCTCTCCTACGATAAAAAAGCCAATGACCGCTGCTGGACCGAGGGTCATTGGAACGCCATGTGCGAGTACTATTGCGAGTGTGCTCGTGCTTTTTGGTGGGGAGATTTTGTGGCGCTATTCAACTTGAAAGCCAACGAGTTGAAACGCCCCACAGAATTACGGCTTAAGCATCTTTTCGGAGTCTTTATCTTCAAGGCATACACCATCCTCCTTCTAAGCGGGATTGGACCCACGAGCGCATTTAATCGGCGTATGGCCGAAGCTGAAGAGGGGGTCATCGTCCGTACCATATACGGCGAGACCGCCTATTACGCGTGGCTTTGGCACCGCGCCAACGCCAAGCGATCGCTTCATGCGTACTGGGATACCTCCGATTGGTCCCACGGGGTCAGGAGGACCCACAGTTTCGCTGAAGACCAGCGCGTCGCCGCGAAAAACGAAGGCGATGACAAATCGATGCTCGCGAGTTTGATCGTTATGAAGGAGGTTGGTGAGGGCACGGAAGAAGTCACGCCGGATGAGCTCAACGCCCGCATTGTTACATGTATGGGCGATCTGGCGGGCTTCGCGTATGAGATTGCGCGCGTGCCCAATCAGAACGG